ATGGCGGGCATGGTGCTCAGTCCCTCCGACCGCCTGCGTCACCTTGCTGCTGATATCGAGACGCTGGCCGACGCAATGGAGCGGCCGTCTCGCACCACCGCGCGGTCGGACAGGCTGATCGCCGAGTGCGAGCGGATCGCTGCTGACGTGCGTGCTGTCGTGCGCGGCCCCGCGCGGGCTATCCACCCGCCGCTCTGGCGTCGCGGAGGTCAGGCGACCTGGTGACATGATTTGGGCTGCCGCTTCGCGATCCAAGGAGAAGGAGCGGCTCTGGGACGGGGACTTAGTGCTTTTTGTCTTTGTCTTTGTCTTTCGGGGGCTGACGATCCTTCCGCTCGTGGTTCACAACGCCATCCTTTTTCTCGATGCGAGGCGTGCTCTTGGACTCGTCGATCTTCGTGGTAGTCTTCGGGCGCTCAGGAACCGCGTGAAAGGTGGGCTGCAATGTTAATCTCCCCCTACACCGCCGCGTCGCCCGAGAAGCTAGCCGAGATCATTCGACTCGCCGAGGCGCGGCTAGTAGCGCAGCTTACGTTGGGGGTCGCCGCCGATCAACGTGCCATGACCTTAGCGTCTTTCCTGATTGCCGCGGACGCAGCTATCCTTGCCGTCACCTCCACCAGCGATAGCGCGACTATGGTGCCGCTCATGGTCCTCCTCGGCGGCTTTGCCCTCGCGGCAGGACTTGCGGTCTGGAGCGCGCTGCCGATCGCCTGGCAGGCACCGGGCGGCGAGCCGTGCAACTGGCTAAAGGACCTGGCAGGTGACAACTCCTGCATGGACGAGTGCAACGCAGCTCGCGCGCAATACTATGACGATATGCTTGGCTGGAACGACAAGCGGCTAAGGGTGGGCGCTAACTGGGTGCGCGCAGCCTTCGCGGCTGCGCTGCTCTCGCTGCTATGCGCCGCGCTCCTGGCGGCCGTCACGCGCTAACATCACTGAAGGTGGGTGACCGACGCCCCCCTTCGGGTCCTTCCGGCGCCCTAGGTTAATACGGGGGGCAAAGGCGCAACTTCCGTCTAGCCACAGGAAATCGTCTTACTTCTTCCTCCCTGTAGGCCCTCGAAACCGCAGTTTCCCGCCGTTTTCGGGCATTTCAGCAGGGAAGTACGACCCCTCTGGGAGGGAAGTGAGTGGAAATCGACCTTGAGGAGCCCACCCGGCCCCAGCTTGCCGCGGTGTTCGGCGTTTCCAGCCGCTGGATCGGTGAGTTGCGCTCAAAAGGTGACCTGCCGGAAGACGGCGCCTCCCTGCTCGAAAACATCGAAGCCTGGGCGCAGGCAAAGTACGGCATAGACGGCGCGCAGGGGGCGCTGGATCTCGATGCGGAGAGCGCCCGGCTGAAGAAAGAGCAGGCGGACTCCAAGGCGATGGACAACGCCGAGCGCCGCGGCGAACTGGCCTCCCTGCCAGACATGTCCGGGGCCGTTATCAGCGTCATTGCCATGGCGGTCTCCCGCCTGAGCCAGGTCGGCATGATCGTCGCCAAGGGCGATCACAAACTCAGGGCGCGCATCGAGAAGGCGGTCAACGACGCCCTCAAGGAGTTGAGCGTCGCCAAGGTCGAGAAGGCCAGAGGCGGAGGCCTAGATGCCGAAGAGGCCGCCGAAGCAGACTGAGCCCGAGGCACTTCAGATCCGCGGCGACGATGCCGTGCTGTCAGCCGTTCGCGAATGGCTGGCGATGTTTGCGCCCCGGCCCAAACCCAAGCTGTCCGAGTTCATGCTGGAGCACGCCTGCGACGACACAGGCGCCAGCATCACGCCGTTCCCTTTCCAGCTGGAGATGGCGGACGCGTTCACGGATCCGGAGACCAGCCAGCTGAGCTGCCGCAAGAGCAGCCGCATCGGTTATTCCACGATCCTCCAGTCGTTCATGGCGTACCGCATCCGGTACGACCCGGCGCGTTCGCTGATCTACCAGCCGACGATCGACGACGCGGAGAAGTACAGCCGCGACGATCTGGAGCCGGTGCTGCAATGGGACGTCGTCCGCGAGGTCGCGACCTTCAAGCCGCGGCACGCCGATAACCAGATCCGGGCGAAGCGCTACAAGGGCGGCTGGATCCAGATCAAAGGCGCGAACAGCCCGAAGGAGTTCCGGCGCGTCACTGCCGACGACGTGTTCCTGGAGGAGTGCGACGGCTACCCTTGGGCTTCGAAGGAAGAGGGCGACCCCGCCCGCCTAGCCTATAAGCGCAACCTGACTTCGCCGCGGCGGTTCAGTGCTGCGGGATCCACCCCGAAGGTGAAAGGCCTCAGCCGGATCGACCTGCTGTTCGAGCAGGGGAGCCAAGAATTCCGGTACGTCCCTTGTCCGCATTGCGGCGAGATGCAGCAGCTCGTGTTCGGCGACGGTACTGGCGCTGGCATCCGGTGGGAGCCGAAGGAGAACCCGACGCGCGCGTGGTATCGCTGCGTAAACGGCTGCGACATCGACGAAGCCGACAAGGCGGCGATGGATGAAGCCGGGGAGTGGCGCGCCCATAACCCAGACGCGTACCCGCGGCATCGCTCATTCCATATCTGGGCGGCGTACAGCCAGCATCCCGGCGCCGCCTGGCTGGAGATCGCGCGCGAGTTCATGGAGGTCCGCAAGGACCCGAACCTGCTCCGTACTTTCGTCAACCAGACTCTGGGCGAGGCATGGGCCGAGCGGGGAGAGGCTCCCGAGTGGCAGCGCCTCTACGATCGCCGGGAGACAGCCATGGCGATCGGGACACCTCCGGTCTGGGCCGGGCTGTTGATCGGATCGGTCGACGTGCAGCGGGGCGGCGGTGGCCGACTTGAGCTGGACATATGGGCATTCGGACCAAAGAAGCAGCGCGCGCTGGTCGAGCATATTGAGATCGACGGCTCGATCGCCGATCACGCGACCTGGGCCAAGCTGGACGAAGCGGTCGGCAGAAGCTGGCGGACGCAGGACGGCCGGTCGCTACGGCTCGCACGGGTCGCAATCGATTCCGGCGATGGCGCGAACACCATGCACGTCTACGCATGGGCGCGCCGGCATCCCGCTTTCGCCATGGCGGTGAAGGGCCGACATGCGGTTGGTATCGGACAGGCGATCGCCGGGCCGACGTGGCAGGACCTGACGATCAACGGCCGCAAGCTGAAGCGTGGCGTGCGCCTGTGGACCATCGGCACCTCCATGCTGAAGCTAGAGCTCTACGGATACCTATCGTTGGAGAAGCCGGTCGACGGCGAACCGTACCCGGAGGGGTACGTATTCCTGCCCCAGGGCACCACCGACGAGTGGATCAAGCAGCTGGTTGCCGAGCAGCTGGTCCAGAAGAACCTGAGGAACGGCCGCTCGCGCGTCGAGTGGGAGCAAACCCGGCCGCGCAACGAGGCGCTCGACAACGCCATCTACGCCCGGGCTGTGGCGGTCAGCTTGGGTGCCGACGAATGGACCCAGCGCCAGTGGGGCAAGCTGCTCGGCACCGTTGCCGTGAAGCGACCAACGCCGGTGAGGCCTGCCGAGGCGCAGGCCCATTCCGCTGCCGAATCTGCCCCGGCGAGGGCGGGCATGAAGCCGCGACGCGCAAATCCGTTCACGAGCCGCAGGAGGTAGCATGGCCTACCAGCAGTCAGATCTCGACCGGCTCGACGCGGCGATCAGCAGTGGCGTGCGCTCGGTCACCTTCGCTGACGGCCGTCGGACCGAGTACCAGAACCTCGATCAGCTGCTTGCCGCGCGCAAGGTGGTGGCGGCCCAGCTGTCGATGCAGGAGACCTCGAAGGGCGCCGTCGTGCGACGGCGTGTGCCGTACTACCGGAGCGGCCTCTAAGTGGCGTCGCTCCTTGACCGGCTGTTCGGCCGCGCCCGCCCCAGTGCCGAGCCGGCCCGAGCTGCAGCGGCACCGAAGCGCATCCGCACGGGGCGCGGAGCGCGCGCTGAGTATGACGGCGCCACGCTTGGTCGTCGTGCCGCCGGCTGGCGCCGAACCCGGCTGGACGCCAACGGCGAACTCTCGCCGGCCGTCGCGGCGGCGCTGCGCGGGATCGCGCGTGACCTGGTCCGCAACAACCCGTTCGCGGCGCGCGGGGCGGCGACGATCGCGCACAACATGGTCGGGACCGGGATCACCTTTCAGGTGTACCGCGAGGGCAAGATCGACGACCGGCTGAACAAGCTGGCTCGCCGGCATCTCGACACCACGGCATGCGACGCCAGTGGGCGCCATGACCTCTACGGCCTGCAGCTGCAGGCTGCGCGCACCATCGTGGAGAGCGGCGCCGTGGTGATGCGCCGTCGCTGGCGGCGCGCCTCTGATCGGCTGCCGCTGCCCTTCCAGCTTCAGGTGATCGAGCCAGACTATATCGACCCGTCGAAGCATGGGCCACTTTCCACCGCGCCAGGCGTGCAGGGCGGGTTCTTGATCAACGGCGTGCAGTTCAGCCCGCTAGGCGCGCGCGAAGGCTACTGGCTGTATAACGGCCATCCTGGCGGCGGCCGGTCCGATGCGTTGGGCTCAACCTTCGTGAATGCGGCGGACGTGGCGCACGTCTTCCGCGCCGATCGGCCGGAGATGGAGCACGGCGCAACCTGGTTCGCGCCCGTCATCCTCCGGATGAAGGACTTCGGCGACTACGAGGACGCGCAGCTCACGCGGCAGAAGCTGGCAAGCGCGTTTGTCGGCGTGGTCACCGGCGAAGATTCGGGCGGGGTCATTCCTGGCATCCAGAGCGAGGATGGCGACGCGGGCGAACCGGTCACGCTCGCCGAAGACCGCGAACCGCTGGATTACATCGAACCCGGTACCTTCCAGTATGCGCGACCGGGCGAAGAGGTCACCTTCTCCGACCCTCCCAAGGTGGAGGGGTACGCTGATTACACGCGGGTATCGCTTCGGGCAGTGAGCTCGGGGCTGGGCGTGCCTTACGAGGCGCTCACCGGTGACCTGTCCAACGTGAACTTCTCGTCCGGCCGGATGGGCTGGCTCGAATACCAGCGGTCGCTTGCCGCCTGGCAGTGGACGATGTTCATCCCGCAGTTCTGCGGCGCCGTGGCGACCTGGCTGATCGACGCCTTTGCGATGGTCGGTGAGGACGTGGAGGGTGTCACCGTCCGGTGGACGCCTCCCGGTCGCGAGATGATCAACCCCGCCGAAGAGGTGAAGGCCAACCGCGACGCGATCCGATCGGGTCAGAAGACGATCTCGCAGTGCGCGCGCGAGCGCGGGGAGGATCCCGACACCTTCCTCGCTGAGGCGAAGGCCGACTTCGAAAAGCTCGATGCGCTCGGGCTCATCTACGACTGCGACCCTCGCCGAGTGACCGCGGTCGGCAATCCCGCGGAGCAAGAACCCTCCGTCCAGCCCGTCCAGCCTCAGGGGGCCTGAATGACTGAAATCCTGATCTACGGAATCGTCGGCGATAGCTGGGACGGTCTCGATGCCAACACGCTCGTCCCGCTCATCTCCGAAGGTGACGACGACCTGAGCCTGCGCATCAACAGCCCTGGCGGCTTCGTCATGGAGGGGCTCGCCATCTTCAATGCGGTCGCCCGCGAGAAGAAGAAAGGCCGCAGGGTCACCTGCCACATCGACGGTCTCGCCGCCTCGATGGCGTCCATCATCGCCATGGCCGGCGACGAGATCATCATGGCCGACAACGCGCTGATGATGGTGCACAATCCATGGGATTGCGCGTGCGGTGATGCCAATGAATTGCGCCGCGCAGCTGACAAGCTCGATCGCCTCCGCGACCAGCTCATTGGCATTTACGCGGCGCGCACCGGCTTGTCGGCAGAAGACCTGATCCCGCTCCTGGACGCGGAGACCTGGTTCACCGCCGAGCAGGCGCTCGAGCAGAACTTCATCACGTCGATCAGCGAGGCCGCCACCGTATTGGCCGCGATCAACGTCAAAGCATTCGGGTTCCGCAAGGTCCCGGACAGCCCGCTCGTCACCACCCTGGCGGTGGCGAGCACCCGGACGGCTCCCGCCGCTCCGCCCCCGCAGAAGGAAACCACCATGCCTCAGGGTACCCAGCCGGGCGGCGAAAACCAGCCGCCCGCCGACACCATCACTGCAGCCGACGCGCAGGCGCGCGCCGATGCCGCGGTCGTAGCGGAGCGCCAGCGTGTCGCAGGCATCCGCGCGCTCGCTACGAAGCACAAGCTGCCTGCCGACTTCATCGACGGCCTGATCGCAGACGGCACGGCGCTCGCCACCGCCCGCGAGAAGATCCTCGACAAGCTCGCCGAGGAAGGAGACGCCGCCAACATCGGCCACAACAGCCCGGCGCGGGTGACCGTCGACCAGCGCGAGAAGTTCCGCGAGGGCGCCACCAACTGGCTGCTCGTCAAGGCGGGTGTCGCCCACCTCGTGGAGAAGGCGGCGGCGCTGAACGGCAAGACCGTGAAGATTGACCCGGGCGAGTTCCGCGGTGTCCGCAACGTCGATCTCGCGCGTGAATCGCTCGGCAACCTGGGCGTCAACGTCACCACTCGCGACCCGGATCAGATCGTGCGGCAGGCGATGACCTCGCAGGGCGCTGTGATCACGCAGTCGACCAGCGACTTCCCGGTCCTGTTCGAGAACGCGATCCATCGCACCCTGCAGGCGGCGTATGCGACCACGCCCGACACCTGGACGCGCTTCTGCGGCACCGGAACGGTCACCGACTTCCGTCCGCATAGCCGGTACCTTCGTGGCTCCTTCGGAGCGCTCGACAATGTGAACGAGGTGGGCGAGTTCAAGAACAAGCCCATCCCGGATCTCGCCAAGGAATCGATCACCGCGTCGACGAAGGGCAACATCATCAACCTGTCGCGCCAGGCGATCGTCAACGACGACATGGAGGTTTTCTCCGGTTTCGCCGTCGACCTCGGCCGTGCCGCCAAGCTGACGATCGAGATCGACGTCTTCGCGCTGCTGAACAGCAACCCGATCATGAACGACGGCAAGCCGCTGTTTCATGCCGACCACGCCAACCTGGCGGCTGCGGGTGCCGCACCTTCGGTCGCGTCGTTCGACGCCATCCGCGTGGCAATGGCGAAGCAGAAGGATCTCAGCGGAAACGAGTACCTCGACATCCGTCCAAGCATCCTGCTGCTGCCGATCGAGCTCGGTGGCGCGGCACGCCGCATCAACGGCGCGCTCTACGATCCCGACACCACGGGCAAGTTCCAGGTGCCGAACATCGTCAACGGCATGTTCGCGGACATCGTGGACACGCCGCGGCTGGCCGGCAGCGCGCAGTATGCGTTCGCCGATCCGAACGTCGCGCCGGCAATCGAGGTCGTGTTCCTCAATGGCGTGACGGAACCGTTCACCGACAGCCAGGACGGCTGGCGCGTGGATGGTGTCGAGTGGAAGGTCCGCCACGACTACGGCGTCGGCGCCGTCAACTGGCGGTCCGCCTACAAGCAGCCGGGCGCCTAAGCGCTCCGCCCCTGGGCCAGACGGGGGCGGCGCTGGCCGCTCCCCGTCACATCTGGAGATATCCCCATGAAGTTCGTGAAGCTGATCACGTCGGCGTACGTCGCCGGCGTGCTGCGGCACCCCCACGAGGGCGTGCTGCACGTCGAGGGCGACCAGGCAAAGCGCCTGCTCGACGACAAGGTGGCGGAGGACGTCACGGCCGACTTCACCGCCAAGGAGAACAAGGAGACGGGCGTCGACACGATCGCGGCAGCCGATGGTGCCGCGCCCACCGCGCCTGCCTCCGAACCCCACCAGTCCGAAGTCGCTCCCCAGGCGACCGAGGGCGCCCCGAAGCCGAAGGCCGCCAAGGCCGCGGCGAGCAAGGAGTAAGCCGACATGGCGCGCAATTTCGTCCAGCCCGGTGACACGATCACCATGATCGCCCCCTCCGCCGTCACCAGCGGCGCGGGCTTGCTCGTCGGCGCGGTGTTCGCCGTCGCCCTCACCAATGCCGCACAGTCGGCACCGGTCGAGGCGAAGCGGACCGGTGTCTGGGACCTCGCCAAGGCTCCCGGCGAAGCCTGGGTGGCTGACACCACCAAGCTCTACTGGGACAACACCGCCAAGCGCGTGACCGCGACCGCGACGGGCAACACGCTGATCGGCGTGGCTCGTCAGTCGCAGGCCTCTGCCGACACCGTCGGACGCGTGCTGCTCACCGGCCAGATCGCCGCCTGAGCCATGGATCCGTTCGCCTCGGCGCTCGACGCCCTGTTCACCGGGCCGGGCTCCGAGGCGGCGGATTACGTGTCGGAAAGCGGGGTCCAGGAGGGGGTGCGGATCATCCGGTCACGCCCGACCGCCGACGCCACTTTCGGCGACAGCCGGATCCGGCAGGACACCTGCTCGGTCGATGTGCGGCGCTCCGAGGTGCCGGCGCCGGCCGCCGGTGACCGCTTCCTGATCCGCGAGATCGACCCTGCCACCCAGGCGGAGGTTTTGATCGTGTGCATCATCGCCGGCGACCCGGCGCTCGACGTCGAGGGCATGACGTGGGCCTGCGAGGCGCCGGAAGCATGAAGTTCGAGGTCGAGGTCCCCGACTTCGCCAAGGTGATGCGCGAGGCGGAGAGTAGCGTCGCGCGCGCGGCCACCGTCGCGATGCGCGCCACCACTGGCGACGCTCTGCGCGAGCTGCGCGGGCAGGTGACGTCGGCTGGTCTCGGCCAGCGCCTGGCGAACACCTGGCGCGGCAATGTCTATCCCAAGTCGCGCAACGGCATGAACCCGGCCGGCTACATCTACAGCCGCGCGCCCGAGATCATCGATAGCTTCGTGCGAGGCGCCACCATCGTGCCGGTCAACGGCAGCCGGTTCCTCGCCATCCCCACTGACAATGTACCCCGTGTCGGCAGGCGTCGCGGCTCTACCGGCCGCATGACCCCCGAACAGGTCGAGCACACGTTCAACCAGGACCTGTTCTACCAGCGCGGCAAGAACGGCCGCGTGCTCGCTTTCATCAACGCCGTGGGCGCGCGTCGCGGGCGCGGGATCCGCCAGGGCACCGCCCGCCGACTAGCGCAGGGGCGTGATCTCAAGCGCGTGCTGATGTTCACCCTCGTGCCGGTCGCTCGCATGCCCAAGCTGCTTGACCTCGATGGCCCGGCTGCGCGCTGGAGCGCCGCCTACATCGCTGCCTTCACCCGCAGTCTGGAGAAGAACTGGTGAGCAAGCGCCTCGATGTCCTCGCCGCAGTGAAGGCGCTGATCGAAGCCGCGCTTCCGGGTGCTAAAGTGCTGGGGCTGGACGGAAAGGACGCAGCGCCCGCGCGCGTTCCGCCGAATGGCCGTGTCATCGTGCGCAGCGGTGAACCGGGCGAGCCCGAGGTCGACCTCTGCCCGCCCGTCTACCACTACGACCACCGCATCCCGATCGAGGTCGACGGCTACCAGACTACCGCTCGAACCGGCGAGGAGGTCATCGACGAGATGATGGGCCGGATCGGCGCCGCGGTCGAAGCGGATCGCACGCTCGGCGGCCTTTGCGACTGGCTGGAGCCGACCGTCCCGAACACCGACGACATCTACGTCGAGGGCGCGAACCCTGCCCGCGGCGGCGACTTCGACCTGGTCGCCTCCTACTCGACCACATCCCCTCTCAACTGAGCCCGAAGGAACCCACCATGGCCGTACAGCCTACCCGCCGGCGCGCGCTCGGCATCAACGCCGTGCAGTCGGCCGTGTTCGAGACCAGCTATGGGCAGACGCCCACGACCGGCTTCAAGCGCCTGCCGTTCGTCAGCAACGCGCTCGGCGAAGAGCGCCCGCTGATCGAGGACGACCAGCTCGGCTTCGGCCGCGAGGGGCTCGACCCGGAATATGACGTCGCGAGCAACGACGGCGACGTCGTGGTGCCGATGGACACCCGCGCGTTCGGCTGGTGGCTGAAGCTGCTGCTGGGCGATGCCACGACGGCCGCAGTTGAGGGCGGCCGCTATGCCCACGCCTTCGTTTCCGGGAAGACCGAACTGCCGTCCGCCTCGATCGAGCTCGGCAACCCGGAGATCCCGAGCTATTCGGTGAACTTCGGCGCGCTCGCCAACCAGCTGCGCGTGTCGATGGCCCGGTCGGGCATGCTCAACGCCACGATCGGCGTGATCGCCCAGGGTGAGACCCGCAAGCAGGCGCTGAGCGTCGCCGGCACCCCGGACCTGTTCCACGGCGACCGCTTCCAGCAGGCGACCGGCTCCATCAAGCGGGGCGGCGAGATCCTGGGCAGCGTCACGGCCGCCGGCTTCACCTATTCGAACAACTTCGAAAAGGTGGAGGCGATCCGCGAGGACGGCCGGATCGACGGCGCGGATCCGCTCAAGGCGATGATGACGGGCGAACTGACGATGCGCTTCGATCGCCTCGACCTCTACGACGCCTCCGTCGACGGCACCCCGATCGATCTGGAGTTCGGCTGGAAGCGCGGTGACGCCAGCCTGATCTTCACCGTCCCGCGCGTGTTCCTGCCGCGGGTGAAGCGGCCGATCAGCGGTCCCGGCGGCATCCAGGCAACGTCGAACTGGCAGGCGTCCGGCGCCGGCGGTCACACGCTCACCGCTGTGCTGACCAACGACGTCCCCAGCTACTGATCCTCCAGCGGAGAACGCCCGTGAAGAAGGAAGATACCGCCGCAGACGCGGCGACCGAGAAGACCGTCCCGCCGCTGCCGACCCACGTCGCCGCCGGCGTCACGCCCGAGTTTGCCAAGCTGCGCGTGCTCGACGCGGACACCGGCAAGCGGATCGGCCATGTGCTGGAGGTAGATGCGGAGAAGGGCTTCGTGCGCCGCTATGCGGTGAAGCACGGCAACTTCGTGCGCGAGGGTAGCGACCTGAAGGTCATCGAGGAGGGGCGCAAGGTCCGCCTCGAGTGGATCGAGGGTGCCGCCTGATGCTCGTCGTCAGCAAGAAGGCCGATGGACCCGCTTGGGTGCCCGTGATGGGCGCCCAGGTGCTGTTCGATCCGATCGACCGCAAGATGATGCGAGCAGCGCGCCGGGCGGCGGTCAAGGCCATGCGCGGCGATGATGCTGCGGAGGCGGACGATGCCGGCGACGCGCCCGCCAGCGAGCAGCTGGAGGAGCTTGGCGATGCGCTTAGCGTGGCCCTGATCCTCGCCGGCGCGCGCGACTGGAAGGACGTCTGTCGCATGGCGGACGGTGACGATGCAGGACCTGGCGAGGCGCTGCCGTTCAGTCGCGAAAACCTGGAACACGCGATCTCGGATCCGCTGATCTTCGACGCGTTCGACCAGGCCTATGTCATGCCGTTCGTGCTGCGGGAGCGGACAAAAAACGTCTCCGCCGCCTCTCAGGTTGGCACTGGGGAGGCGGCGATGCCGGAGAACGATACTGCCAGCTCACCTGCCAAGGGAGCGAAGCGCGCCGGTGCGAGCAGTGCCCGTACCGGATCGAAGAGCCGGACACCGCGGAAGCGGAAGGTGTCTGGGAGGTCCTGACCTCCTGCGACCGGCAGCTGCGGGTCGCAGGCATGACGGGCAAGCCCTTCGCCCTGGATTACGCGGCGGTGATGGCGGTCGGCGCCGCGCTGGATGCCGACATGGAGATGCTGGCGGACGTGCTGCCGGCAGCCGAAGCGGCGATCGTCGCGCAGTTCGCCGGTGATGACGGCGGGGATTGAGGAGGGCGCGTGGAAAAGTCCGTCTCGATCCGCATGGGTACGACCGGCAAGGCCGACGTCACCCGCACTTTCGACGAAATGGCCGCTTCCGGCGAGGCATCGGCCAACCGGTGGAGCAAGGCCTACGACCGCGCCGGCCAGGACGTTGAAGCGGCGCTGCAGCGCCAGGTGAACGCCGCCGCCAAGATCGCCGCTATCGTGCCGCAGACCGCGATCCAGATGCAGGCGAACGCCGCGGCTGGTTCGAACACGCGCTTCGGCGGTGGTTATGCGGCGGGCGCTGGTGAGCGGAACGGACTAGGCGAGGGATCAGCACGCGCATCCGCTGCGGTGTTCAAGGAGTTGATCGCCGCGGAGGAGCAGCTGGAGGCGCGCACGCGCGCTTTGGTTGCCTCGATCGACCCCGTCTGGGCGGCTCAGCAGCGGTTCAACGCTGAGATGGAGAACGCGCGCGATCTGATCAGCAACGGCAAGATCTCGCTCGACCAGTATGTCACCAAGCTGGGGCAGGAGAGGGCCGCCCTCGACAGCGCGACGGCCGCCCAACAGCGCGGGGCAGTATCCGCCGGCGCCCACCGGGCGGCGATGCAGGGGCTGTCGTTCCAGGCGCAAGACGCGATGACGCAGCTATCGATGGGCGCCAACGTCTTCAACGTCATTGCGGTTCAGGGAGCCCAGGCTGCGGGGCAGATGGCGAACCTGGAGGGGAAGCTTGGCTCTGCCGCCAAGTTCATGATCGGGCCCTGGGGGCTGGCGATCACCGGCGGGCTGATGTTGCTCGGGATGCTCACAGATCGGCTGATGCAGAGCCGTCAGGCCTCGGAAGCAGACGAGGCCGCAAAGCGCGGAGAGGCTGCGGGGGCGAACACGTTGGAGGGCGCCATCAAGGCGCTCAACGACATTACGGGAGTTCACAACCGCTCCCAGGCCGTCGCGATTGATCTGGCGATCGGGAATGCCGACGCCATGCTCAAGCAGGCTGAGGCTACCCGGGCAGCGACCGCCGCCCGCCTCGCCGACATGAAGGCGCTGCAGGCGGCCAACCGGCAACGCGCGTCTGGGCCAGGGCAAAACTCGGAAATGGTCGCGATCGGATTGCCTGCCGGCGACGAGGCAATCGCGAGCGTAGAAGCGACGCTCTCAAAGCTCGACGCCAGCATCATCCGCGGACAGAATGCGGTGCGGTTCGCGCGGGCCGAGTCCTCCCGCCAACATGCGGTGCAAACGGCCGACGAACTCGACCGGAACTCCCGGCTGCGAATCTCGACCGGGGCGGTCGCGGACGCTGAGCGCAACCTCGCAAGGGTTCGCGAAGAGGGGCGCTCACAGCTTGCCGCCAAGAAGATCACGCCTGAGGAGTACGCTGCCAGGAGCGACGAAGCCGAGCGACGGCTGTTAAAAGCGCAGGAGGACGGCCGGCACAGCTCCGATCGCCGCGCGGTATCTCTGGGCCGGCAGGCCGCGGCGATGGAGGTCAACGCCGATGCCTCGCTGGAACTGGCGCGGGCCTATCTGGTTGGCGGGGACGCCGCGCTGCGCGCCGAGGCGGCCCGCAAGGGCCTGACCGACGCCACCCGCCGCGGGATCGACACGGACGCGCAGGTGCAGCGCCAGCTGCAGGTGATGGTCGGCGAGCAGGTAGCCAACGGCGCAAAGTCCGTTGCCCAGCTGCGCGAGGAGACTGAGGCCCGCGCCGCCGTCCGCGCGCAGGTCCTCGCCGGCACGCTGCCGGTGGAAGGCATGGCGCAGGCGCTGTCGGATGAGGCGGCGTTGCGCCCCCTGCTCAAGCTCCAGACCGTGGCCCAGGGCGAGGCGCTGACCGAACTGACGAAGGTGATAGAGGCCTACCGCAAGGCGCTGGCCGATGCGCATGAGGAGGAGGCCAAGAGCAGCGGGGCCGTCGAGACCAAGGCGTCGAAGGACCGCTTCGCCGAGACGATCGAGAGCATCCGAGATCTCGGTAAGGATCCGCTGCAGCGCGCGCTTGATGCCGCCCGGCGCGCGGCAGAACGCGACGCGGATGCCAAGAAGCTGACGGGTGAGGATCGGACGGGGTTCGTGGACGCCTGGGTCAACGAGGCTCGCGCCACCGAGGGGTACCGCCGGGCGCAGTTCTACGTCAGCACCGCGGACGATCAGCGGGATTCGCTGGAGATGGCGAAGCTCGACCTCTCCCTCGCGGCATCTGGCAACGACGAGCGCGATCGCGCGGTGGCGAAGCTGGAGATGATCCTGCGCATGAAGCGGGAGGGGATCACCGCGGACAGCGAGGAAGGTCGCAAGCTGCTGGAGAACCAGGAGCACCTCGACGGGGTTGCCACCCAGGCGAAGCTCGCCGCAGCCGGCTTCCGGGAGCTGCGCGACTTCGGCAGCGACTTCGTCGACACGGTCCTGTCGGAGGATACCTGGTCGAGCTGGGGCAACGCCGGCAAGACCATCCTGAACATGCTCAAGAGCGAGTTCGTGAAGCTCGCGCTGCTGAACCCGATCAAGAACCTGCTCAACGGCGACAAGGCGCTGCCGACCCTGAGCGGTCTGGTCGGCAAGGTGGGCAGCCTGTTCGGCAAGCCGGGCAACAATGCGGCTGGCACCGAGTGGTGGTCGGGCGGAGCGACGTACCTAGCCGAGCATGGTCCCGAACTCGTCAATCTGCCGCAGGGCTCCAAGGTAACGCCGGCCGGTGAGACGCGGCGACTGCTCGGCGCCAACGACACTGGCGCAGGCGGTCCCGTCCACAATCACTTCCACCTGGAGGGCGCACTCGTGACGCAGGATCTGCTAGACCAGATGAACGCGATCGGGACGGGAGCCGCCGTCCAGGGTGCCGCAGGCGGTGCCGCGATGGCTGAGGCGGAAAGCATGGCCGCAGGCACCCGCACGCTTGGCCGGTGGCGCCGCTGATGCCGGTGGAGATCCCGCACTTGCGCATTCGCAGGTTCGCCATGCGTCCCCGCCTGTTCAGCGGCGAGCAGGAGGGCGCGCTCGGCGGAGAGGATCTGCCGATCCCGCGCCCGGGAGATCGCCTCGCCGTCGACGTGGACACAACGCAGTTCCGGACGGGCGAAGAGGCACGCTTAATGACGGCGGCGCTCTTTGAGGCGAGCAACAGCAGCGCGATCATGCGCATCGTCCAGCCGAACAAGAGCAGGGGCAGTTCGCCGGGCAATGAGGCGGTCGTGGATGGCGGCGGATTCGGCGGCATGACGCTGACGCTGCGCGGCCTCCAGCGCGGCGCGGCACTCACGCGCGGCAACTTCTTCAGCATCGTCCACAACGGCCGCCGCTACGTCCATATGATCGCCTGTGCCGGGCAGGTGATAGTTCCTGACACCGGGCGGGTGGCGCTGCCGATCTGGCCGATGCTTCGGTTCTGGGCCGTGGATGGAGAGCCGGTCGAGTTCGTCGCTCCGATGATCGAGGGCAAGCTGGTGGGCTTCGACAAGGGCGCCGGCTTCGTGCGCGCGAAGACCGAGCCGCTGTCCTTCAGCATCCAGGAGCGGGCATGACCTTCCGCCTGACGCCTCAAATGTCCGCGGCGCTGCGCTCCGGCCGGCACCCCTATGCGCCGCTCGTGCGCGTGCAGCTGCCCGGCTACACGCTTTGCCAGGTGGTCGGATCTGTGGAGGTGCCCTTCCTGGGGAACATGTTCGTTGGGCGTGACCCGCGCTTCGGGACCTTGATCGCGGCGAGCAACCTGAAGGACGGCGTGGGCGATGAGGCGCCGGACTGGTCGCTGACGTTCGTTCCGCCTGACGACATCGGCGCTTCCGAACTGGCGGCCGCGACGGCGCAGGGCGGCGAGGTCGGCGGCTGGTTGGGGCTGATCAATCCGGCCGACGGCAATCTGCTGCCTGAGCCGATCCAGCTATTTGCGGGTGAGCTCGACGTTCCACGGATTCGCGTCGGCAAGGGGATGCGCACGCTTGAGTGGCGCTGCGCCTCCGCGCTCGAGCCTTTCCACGATGAGGAGCGGGGCGCCCGCCTGTCCGATAGCTGGCACCGGCTGGTGTGGCCCGGGGAGACCGGGCTCGCGAACATGACCGGAACCGACAAGACCTCGATGTGGGGCGTGGAAAAGCCGCCATCCGCCGTGCGCGTCACCGGCGGCAGCGTCACCGCGTCTTTCCTGGGGAACATCCGGCTATGACGGTGCTTCTTCGCCGGCAGCTGGCGGCACAGGCTGCGGTCGATCGCTTCAAAGGGCAGCCGCTCGCATACGGGAAGAACGACTGCGTCCGGCTGGCGGCCTTCGTCCTGCGCAAGATGGGGCACCGGCCGCAGTTGGCGAAGGCGGGCACCTACAGCAATCCGCTGGGCGCCGCGCGAGCCCTACAGCGCGCCGGGTTCGATGATCTGGCGGCGGCGGTCGACGCGCTGGGGCTGCCGCGCATTGCGCCTGCTGCGGCTTGGGTGGCGGACCTGGTGCTGCTGCCCGCCGAGGGGCCGTTCGGCGGTGCGCTCAGCGTCGCGGTCGGGAACGGTCGCGTGCTCGGGTACCATGAAGACGTGGACGGGGCGGACATCCTGCAGCCGGTCCAATATCTCGCCGCCTGGCGAGTCTGAGAGGCTCCCATGGCTAAGGCTCTACGCACGGCGGCGTTCGTCGTGGGCGCCGTCGCGCTAGTTGCAACCGGCGTCGGTGCGGCGGCCGGCGTTGGCCTGCTCGGCGCAACCACTTTGGCTGCGGGTGCATCGGCGGCGACTGTGGGCACGCTGGCGACGGTCGCAAGTGTCGCCAGCATTGCGCAGGTCGGAGCGGCGGCGCTGTCGATCGCTTCTGCGATCGCGCAGCCGAAGGGTTCGCTGGGCGGCAACCCGACTGAGTTCACGATCGATAAGGAGTCCGGCATCCCCTACGCGATTGGCCGGACTTATTCGGCCGGCAAGGTCGTGCACCGCCAGTACTACGGGTCGAAGAACAGCCTGGAGAGCTGGGTTGCGGTCCATAGCCTCGGGCCGATCAAGAGCCTGGGCGCGTTCCAGGTTTCCAAGGCGACGGTGCCGTTCCAGAACGGCGCGGCCGTGGGGACGTATGCCGGTTATATGTGGCTGGACCAGCAGCTCGGCGCGTGCCCGGAGGCGCGCGCGCTGCAGGGGCCGCAGGGTTCGTTTCCCGGCTGGGGTCCGGCGTCGAAGCTGTCCGGGCTCGCGGCCGACCTCTGGACGCTGAAATTCGACACCAAAGGCAAGAAGTATCCTAACGGCGTGCCCGAGCACGGCAGGATCCTGGAAGGCGTGCTCGTGTATGATGCGCGCCTCGACAGCACCTATCCGGGCGGCTCTGGACCCTGCCGGCTGGGGCAGGAAGCAACCTACGTCTACAGCGAGTGCCCGGCGAACCACGCGCTAACCTGGGCCTATGGGCGGTTGCAGAACGGCACGCTGGTGGCCGGCGGCGGGGTCAAGGTTTCCGGCATCGACCTGGCCCCGTTTATCGAGTGGGCGAACGTCTGCGATGCCAACGGATGGAAGGCGGGCGGCATCGTCTACACCAGCGCGGACAATGACTGGGACATCCTGAAGATGATCTGCCAGGCGGGAGGCGCGGAGCCGATGCCGGTGGGCGGACAGCTGTCCGTGACCTTCAACGCACCGCGGGTTTCGATCGGCACCATCACCAGCGACGACATCATCGGCGACGTCGACGTGCCGGGCACGGCTTCCAGGCGCGCGCGCCGCAACACGGTGATCCCGAAGGTGCGGCTGGAGAGCCACGGCTGGCAGGTGGTGCCGCTGAACGCGATCGCGATTCCCGACTATGTCGCGGTCGACGGCGGCAGTCGTCCGCGGGAGATCGAGTTCCCGCTGGTGCAGCAGGTCGACCAGGGCGCGCAGCTGGGCCTCTACGAGATCCTGAATGGCCGCGAGCTGGAGGGCATTCTTCTTCCCTGCAAGGCGACGATGATCGGGTACCGTCCGGGCGACTGCCTGACGGTCGACATTCCCGAGGCGGCGCTGGTCGGTCGTGACGTGGTGGTGCGGACGCGCGAGATCGACATGGGAACGGTCGGCGTGACCTTCACCTGCCGGTCGGAGACCGCGTCCAAGCACAGCTTCGCGCTGGGCAAGGGCGGCATGGCACCGCCGACGCCGGATCTCTCGATCCCGACCGTCGACCTGAGCGCGCCCGATGCCGCCGACTGGACGGCCAATGGGGCGGTGCTGAGCGCCAACGGCGTTTCCTTCCCGGCGGTGATCGTCACCGGCGCGACCGACGACCGGCCCATGGCGGGCGTGCTGTTCGAATACCGGCCCTATGTCGCCGGTGCGGATCCGGAGGCCGGCTGGAGCGGCGGCGGCATCGATGGTCCGGGTATCACCCGCAAGGAGATCACCAGCGTCCGGTCCGACACCCAGTACGAAGTGGCGGCGCGCTACATGGTGGCCGGCACCTACAGCGACCGGCTGGTGCTCGGACCGGTCACGGCGGGCGTGTTCAGCGCCGCCGGCGGCACCCAGGCCGCGATCGCGACGTCGTTCCCGATCGGCCTGGCGATCGCCGCCGCCGACAGTGGCGTGGTGACGATCAGCGCGCACACCCGCCGCTATACCGACGGCCATCCAGACGTGGCGGTCAACGGCGCCACGATCGAGACGGGCCTCGCTCCGGGTGCGTTCCGGGCGATCGGGTACGACGACGAAGACCGCACGGGCGGCGCGGTGGCGTACCAGTTGTTCGAAGACGACATCGACGCGCGTGCGGCGCCGGATCAGCCTGGGCGCCACTACCTCGGCTATGCGATCATTCCGACCGCCGGTAGCCCGCCGTCCAGCGGCGGTGGCGCTACGCCTCCCGGCGGGCAGTACAACAAGATGAATCAGCCGGAACAACCGAGCCAGGTCTGAGGCGCGCCGCGCCTAACCTCTCCACCTGATCACCCTCCACCGGAGAAGCCGATGAACACGGAAACCCGCTGGGACCTGACGGTCCGGCGCAACGATGACGCTTGGGAACGGCCGCTCCGGATCATTGGGCCGAACCTGACTGGCGTCGACATGCGCGCGCAGATCAGGTTCGCGGGTGATACGCCAGGCCCGCCGCTCGCCGATCTCCAGCTGGTGACGAACGGCAACGCGGAGGGCGTGCGGCTTGCGAGCGCCACCCAGCAGGCGGACGGCACCTGGGCGAACGTTGTCCGCATCCGCCTGAATAAGAGCACGCGGCAGGCCTTCCCCTACTCGGGCGAGGTGGGCGACACAGCGACGCTGGAATGGGGTCTGCTTATCGCCGGGGTTACCCGCATCGAGGGCAAGGTCTTTGTGCCTGCACAGGTCTATGGCAGCGATAACGCACCGTTGAACCGGCCGCCGAGCTATGGCGCGCGCACAGTTGCTGCGGCGGCGTTTGATCCCGGGGCGACGCTGACGATCACCCAGGATGGCGGCGCGACACTGAAGATCGACGGCGCGGACTTGCTCGGTCCGATGGTCGCTACGGCTACGAATGGCGCCGACCGGGCCGAGATCGCCGCCGAAATCTCGGAGACGGCTGCGACTTTCGCGGAAGAGTTCAGCGGCCCTGCATATGACACGGTGGCAGCCGGTCAGGCGGCTACCGCGGTCGGCCAGTTCTTCCGGGTCGGTAACGGCGACACGCCGCGCACGTACACGCGCTATCAGCGGACAGCGGGTGGCTCGGTTGTGGCGGCGCCGCTGGCGACGACTGTGGCGCTTGCCGCGCCCAATGGTGGGTCAAATATCGGCTATACCTTCCCGCATCCCGATGCGGTACTGCGCAACATTTTTGAAAGACTGTCCGAGTCTGTGTCGGTCAAGGATTTCGGCGCAAAATGCGACGGCATTACAGATGACACGGCAGCGATCCAGAAATGTGTCAACGCCTGTCTTTCCTATACGCCTCCGAAAGCGATGGAGGTGCCTGGAATCAGCAAGATATCGGCTTCCATCATTCTCGACCGGATGGTTGACACCTCACGAAACGAGTTCGTCATCTTCAGTAATGGAGGCGGCGGGTTCTACACCACGGTCAATGGACTTACGATGTTCGACAGCATAATCCCGCTGTCGGGGGCTGGCGGCCCAAGAAGCGAGTTCGTGAATTGGTACAACATCAATTTCGTTGCCGCGCCCGGAGCAGTCGTCCGCAGTCATAGCGGCAAGTTTCTCCGGCAGAAATTCGCGAACTGCTATTGGGATCGGTGTAGTATTCTGAACACCACCACATACGCGCAAGAATGGCTGTTCCAAGCGTGTATCGCGCGTTCGTTTCAGACTACGTGGTTCAAGGCAAATGGTGCCTTCCGCGTGTCTTCGAACACAGGAAAGTATCAGAACGGCAACGGAACCGTATTCGATTTGGCGCAAGATAGTTCTTGGGGTGTGAATTCCGTTTCGCTGATTTCCGACACGGTAGAGTCGAATGCCGGCGGGTATGTTAAAGGCGTTCTTGTTCGGGGGTTCGCTTGCAACCAGCTATACGCCGAGCGCAACGTAGAGCCGCTGTTCCAGTTCGATCTGGCCCCCGTTCTCAACATCGGCGTATCGATCACGTCTTCCAACCTGTACTCCACGCCGGAGAACGCAGACAATCCGGACTTTTACGAAATCCATTGGGGACAAATAACGTCCGGATACTCGGCGGGCAATTTCATCTTTGGCAACATGCACAATATTAGCCAAGTAAACGCGGGAGGGCTTGTAACCAACAGCGACTTTGCCACCAAGAAGCTGTATTCCAGCGAAGTCCTAAAAACGCGAGCCGTGCCCAGCGGTATGATACAAATTGGCCCAGCTATAGCGGCCTTTGCAGCTGGAGGTCAGGCGTCTGCTGTTCTGTTGCCCTATGCGTACAATCGCGTCACGACCGCCGCCAGCGCGGGAGCAAGCGTCAAGTTACCCCCTACGGCATTAAGTGAGTCTTCTCGCTCGGGGCTTGAAATCGTGGTGAATAACTTTTCCCCCAACATGATAACCGTATGGGGGAACGCTCCAGGCGACCTGATTAACTCGCAGCCAAGCTTTAACATAGATTCTGGCTTCACTTACACCTTCTACTGTAATGCGGCCGGCGCATGGGTCGCGGCTAGGCAGTTCCGCAAGGCTGCGGCACAGGCCAACGCCGCAGGTACCGTTACTGATGCGAAGTTCAATGCGCTGCTGACGGCCCTGCGGAACGCGGGGCTGATGGAAACTTAAGCAGGCGGGGCGGTCACGGTAAGGCCGACAGGCTGCCATATGCGCTAGCACCCCGCCTGTGCGCTACCTTACCCCCGGCCACCACACCTCGTTACCCTGACGCGAAGCCCGACGCATCCCGGGCGGGGGAGATATCCTATGAACCCACTTTGGGGAATGTTCGCGGTGCTCGTCGGCACCTTCCTGCCCCTGTCGCTGACGCTCAGGGCGGCGGCGCAGGTGTTTCACGACCAGCACTATGGGCTGTGGCACCCGGTCAACGTCTATCGCTGGATCAAGATCGCGTTGATCGTGCCGGTGCTGGCGCTGATCAGTCCGGCCGGCGTGTACCTGATGTTCGGCCTGGGCGACGCCGACATGACCGAGCGCATCGTCACCTTCCTCGCGTCGGCGCGCGGAGTGATCCTGGTGTTCGGCCTGCTGATCGCTGCCTTCATCGTCGACAAGGAGCGGCCGCGCATGATCGACCATCTGACGCGGCAGCCGACCTCGCGCGAGCACCGCACCCGAATCCAGTTCCGCCACGACACCATGATCGTGCTCATCATTCTGGGGCTCGCCCTGATCTCGGCGCCGTTTGTCTGATGGCTGGGCAGAATGTGGTCGCTGCGGGCGTGGGGCCGGCCGCAGTCGCACTGCTTGGCCTCAACATCCCGATCGTGCCGGCGCTGTTCGGCGTCGCTGGCGTCGTGCTGGGGCGCTACATCGCGCAGTCGGTGCGCCGTGAGGGGGAGGAGCGGGTCACCAGTCGCGCGAACCTGGCGGTGACGGTGCTGTTCGCGCTGGGCATGATCGCCGTCGCGTCCGAGCGCGAGCTCACGCCTTTCCGGGCGCTGGGTGTCGGCGCGTCGGCCGGCTTCCTCGGGCTCGGCCTCCTCGAGTTCATCGCCTCGCAGTTCTCGGAGCGCGTGCGCGGCGCGATCGACGGGTTCTTCAACCCGCGGAAGTGACGGGCCGCCCCGGCTCTTGGTGTGCTGCCCGATGAGCCGGGGCGGAAGCGGGGAGGGGGCCCCTCGCTCCCGGGCTCCCTGAGGCCGGAACGTTACGCGGCAATTTCACCCGGTTACATTTGAAAGGAAGAAGCATGGCAACGGCAACTCCGCCGTGGCTTGCGGCTGCGCGCGCGCTGAACGGCACGCGCGAGGCGGCAGGCTCGGCAAACAATCCGACCATCCTCGGCTGGGCAAAGCGGCTCGGGGCGAAGGTGCTCGGCATGGCCTACAACGCCGACAGCGTGCCCTGGTGCGGGCTGTTCGTCGCGCACTGCATGAAGGAGGCGGGGATCACGCCTGCGCCGATCGCGGTGCGCGCCTCGGCCTGGTCGACCTGGGGCGTGCGCCTCCGGCCGGAGCGGCTGGCGCCCGGTGCGGTGCTCGTGTTCTCGCGTTCGGGCGGTGGGCACGTCGGCTTCTACGTCGGCGAGGATGCGGCCGCTTATCACGTGCTGGGCGGCAACCAGGGCGATCGCGTCTCGATCATGCGGATCGCGAAAGATCGCTTGGTCGCCTCGCGTTGGCCCACGGGCGTGCCAGTGGTCGGCGGGCCGGTGCAGATGTCACTGGCGAGTGTGCCGCTGTCGAAGAACGAGGCATGAACCGGGCGGCAGCCTGGGCGCTGCTGCGCCGCTTCTGGTGGGCGCTGCCGATGCTGGCGCTCGGCGCGGCGCTGCTCGCCACGCGGGCGACGCTCGCGGATCGCACCGCAACTCTGCGTGCCGAGCGCTCCGCCTGGACGGCCGCGTTAGACGATGCGGAGAAGGCTCGGCTGGAGGCCGAACGCCGCTTCGCCAGCAACCTCGCGCAGGCGGCAACCAACTATGCCGATGGGCTGGCCGCGCGTCAGCCGATCATCGTTCGATCCACCAACACCGTGAGGGAATATGCGCAGACTGATGCTGGGCGCGTGCTGTGCCGCGATGCTGACCGGGTGCGCGCAGTCGACGCCCTCGATGCCGAGCTTGCCGAAGCCGCCGAATCCGCCAGCGGCGGCGCTGGAGCCGTGCGTGGCGACGCCTCAGCGCCGGCAGGCGGACGGTAGCGCCACCGCTGCCGACGATGACGGTACGATCCGCGACGGGCGGTTCGATCTGGCGGCGTGCGAGGCGAAGCGGCGGCTGCTCTTGGAGGCCTGGCCGCGCCACAGCCGGGGCATGGTGGACCGCTCATAGAGGCCGCGTGTACCAGCACTTATCACAGACCCCATCATCGGCATCTGTGCTGGTCCGACAGTATACGCAGATGCCGTCATGAGGCTTGCCGAAAGATTCTTGGAAGCGAGATTTAGCTGCGTGGCATGCGCGCCGCAGGAGCGCGAGGATAGGAAACATTGTAGACCCAGTCCGGAGCAAAGCATGCCGACCGGGCACCCCACGGCGCTTTGAGATGAGTTTGTGACGCGTCGATGAAGGCCGGGTGATCCTTAAAGGGCGCGCGGAAAGGTGGATTGTCGCGGCACGGCCCTCCACGGCGAAGGCACCCGCGGGCGAGACATCTAGACTCCCTGCCGCCTTCCCGTGCAGCATCTCGGTCGGGGGAGAATCACATGCGCTACGTGTTGCTTGCCGCAATGCTTGTCGTTGGCCCGGCCAACGTGAACCCGTGCAACGCGGCGTTTGCGGCGTCGGTCGCCTGCTGCAAGACTTGTTCAAAGGGCAAAGCATGCGGCGACAGCTGCATAGCGCGCGACAAGACTTGCCATCGCCCGCGAGGATGCGCCTGCGATGCCTGACCCGATTTTGAAGATGGCGACACGGATCGCGGTGGCCTGGCTCAACAACCCGGGCCACCGGATCGAAGTCGAAGAGCTACCGATGCTGCTTCAGCGTATCCATATGCGCGAGAAGCGCTGATCAAGGACGGAGCGGTCTGCCGCTAAAAAACGCCCCGCCTGCGGACCGCAGACGGGGCAGTTCCCTGAGGGGACAGGGGAGAGCGTAGAGCTGAGCAACAGAGATGAAGCCAGCCTCACGCCTCTGGCGCCCGATTGTGACGTGCTGATGAAGTCGGCGGCCTTAGCGCTTCAACACCGGTGCCCCTTCCAATACCGGGCCCATCTCAGCACTGTGCCGCTGCCGACCATGGCGCACGAGATGTCCCCCGCCACAGGAGACACGCACCAGGCGCCGGTCCTGCTGCCGACCGCCTGCCCGGTGGAGGTGCACCGCAACGCTGGCCCCCGCACCAGGACGTGCCCCTGGGTGCTCTTGCCGGTCGCCGTCCCGAGCAGTCGCACCAGCGCCTGCCGCGCCTGCTCAGCCGTAGCGCGCGGGCAAGGCTGGTTGCTGCGGCAGGTGCCGTCAGACTCCCGCGCTGCGATACCCGCTAGGCGCAACCGCGGCCCCTCCTTGCACCAGACCGGACCGTCACCGTCCCAGACCCGGGTAGGAGTGCAGGTGAACGTCTGCCCGGCAGGGGTGATGGTTGCCGCGATGGCTGCGAGGATGAACATGGGCGCTCGCTAGCTGCGCCGGGGCATCACGTCCACGGCCTCGGGAGCCTGTCACTCTCCGCGCTACGCCGGGCCGTGAAGCTGGTTCAGACGACCCACGCCCGCACGCCGGCGACAACCACCAGCACAGTCGCTGCCGCGATCAGTAAAGCTTCCGCGCGCACCGCAGGGGACGATCGCCGCCGGTGCGGCCGTGCAGCAGAAACGTCAGCAGCGTATCGAGCCGCCGCGTCATCGCGTCGCCGTCTCGATCGCCGGTCAGCCCCGTAGCTCACGGCTCGACCACCACACCCGCGCCGTCCGGAAGCTTCTCACCCGGGGCTAGCAGCTTGAAGTGACAGACCTCCTGCCTTTCCGGCTCGATCACCTCGTGCCAGCGCCACACGCGGTAGCCAGGCCCCGCCGCGCGCGCTTCTGCGAGCCACGTCTTCTGCTCAGCTTTCCAGTCCTGTGCCATCGATCTGCCTCTGTGAGGGCTTAATCCAGATCAGTATTTGGCACGCGGCCAGCGCAATCGCCAGCGCGGGAACGTAGAGCAACAGGATGGCGGCGGCCTTGAGCAAGCGCATCAGCATTTAAGCCCGCGTCGTTGGATCTCGGCCAGCAAAGCATCGACCACGGGGTCACCAGGCAGTCCGCTTGTGTGGTAGTACGCTTCGAGTAGGTGGGCGTCCTTTCGCGGCAGGAAGGCCTGGGCGCCATCCTGGGGGCCGACCAAATCATATTGGTAGCCGGTGCCATTTAGGCCCGGAGTGCTGGTGTAGATGGCCGTGGATCCGAAGCAGACCATTCCGTCCATAGGCCCGCCGTATACCGGGTGACTCGCCATACGCGCCCCCTTGGTTATCAAGGCGTTAAGAGTCCACGCTGGCGAGATGGTGTCAATGAAACCGTGGTCGTAGGCGGCGAGTGTGAGCTGTCGCTTCGTGCTTTCGGGTACGATGTCCTACTGAGATACACGTTGCTGAGTTGCCGCGCCGACGGGCATGCTGAGGTTTCGCCGTTTGATCTCTGCAAGCAGCGCCTCAGCTTCTGCACCCCCCTGCGCACCGGACATGGCCCGGTACACGCGCAACAGGCCATCGTCGGACATTTGCCGCACGAACTCGGTATCTGTCAGATAATGGATCATCGCTACGCTCCTCTAGGGCGCGTAGACTGACCCTCGTCCCGGAGCGCAAGCAGGTGACCGCCGGGCTGTGCATGTATCGGGAGAGGCTGTTCGCCCGAGCATCGTCACCGGTGCCTGCTCCAGTCACCGGGGCCAACGCATTACCACCGGCAAATCTGGGACCGCATCGGGACCGCAAATCGCCCGATGTTCCTTTGCTGTTCCGTCTGATCGACCCATGCGAGAAGGCGCTTGCCCTCTGCTAACGCACCGGTAGCTGCAATCGCACTGCAGAGGTCAGGGGTTCGATTCCCCTCAGCTCCACCACCCCCGTCGCCGCCGACAAACGGGCGCTGCGACCCTGCCGATCTCCCGACTTCTACCGCAGCACCTGATCTCTTTTGCTCACGGCGCTCAGTGGCGGTGCTCGGGACGGAGGCGGTAGCGGCCGTCGGCAAAGGCGTCGAACAAGCCGATGATCGCGGGATGCTCCACCGGCTCCTCGCTCTCGTCGACCACCAGATTCTGCTGGCTGACATAGGCGACGTAGCTCGACTCCGCATTTTCGGCGAGCAGGTGGTAGAAGGGCTGATCCTTACGCGGGCGTACCTCGGCCGGGATCGCCTCGTACCATTCGTCGCTGTTGGCGAAGACTGGGTCGACGTCGAAGATCACCCCGCGAAAGTCGAACAGGCGGTGGCGCACCACGTCGCCGATGGAGAAACGGGCGTGGGCGACCGGCGGCATGGCCAGCGGTGCCTCGTGCAGATTCCGGGGTTCGGACATTTCAATCAT